ATTATCAAATTATTTTGATAAGCAAAGAATTAGACTTTGAAGTCACAGTTGGATTTCATAGAAGTCAAATAAAAAATATGGAATTAGCACAAACTTTATTTGAGTTAGCTCTTGATGAACTTGTAAAATAATTAACAATTAAAACTTAAACATTATGAATGACAAATATTTTAGAAATGATAATAACGAATTATTTATTTTATTTGCAATAATGTTATTATGTTTTTGTATTCCATTAATAATGGCTTATGTAGGAGATGTATTATTTTAACAATTAAAATTCAAACTTTATGAAAGAGATAGACTTAGTAATTGAAGATTTAGAACTTCTTAAAAGTGGTGCATGGGAACCAGATGAACAATCTATTAATGACTCCATAAAGAATTTAGAAAAAGCTAAGGAGAACATTAAAAAAATGTATAGCAAGAAAAAAGTTTCAGAATTGATGAGCAGTTGGATGGTATTACCTAAAACTCCTGAAAGTATTAATAAATGGATAAAAGAAAATTTATGAAAAAGTACGATATACCAATAAGATGGGAATCTTACAGAAGATATCCTGTACAGGCAGAGAACCTGCAGGAAGCAGTGAAGATAGCTTTAAAGCAATTCTTAGCTGAACCTGATCCGGATTACATAAATGACAGTTTTGAGATAGATGAGATTACGGAAGAAGAAGTTCCTGATGAAACTTTTGACATTAATCAGATAATACAAGAGTTATGAAGTACTGTGTAATTGATGTGGAGTCTGATGGACTCTTAGAGGATGCTACTGTTATACACTGTCTTGTATGGTATGATGATGAAGGTAAGAGAGGAGTGCTCAGTCACTATGATGATATGATTACTTTTTTTTCTGCTTTACCCTCTGATTGTGCAATAGTTGGACATAACATTATCAGGTATGATATTCCTTTGTGTGAAAAAATACTTCAGATAAAAATCACTAATGTACTTTGGGATACCTTAGGTGTCAGTTGGTATTTGTATCCGGAAAGATTGAAGCATGGATTGGAGAGCTACGGAGAAGAGTTTGGTATTCCTAAGATAGAAGTGAAAGACTGGAAGCATTCTTCTTTACAGTTGTATATAGAAAGATGTATCAGAGATGTGGAAATCAATTTTAAACTTTGGCTACAGGAGCTGAAATACTTACAACAAATTTACTTGCCTGGTAATGAAATCAGACTGCTTAATTATTTGTCTTTTAAACTGGATTGTGCAAGAGAACAGGAAGAGATTAAATGGAAAGTAGATTTAGAAAAATGTCAACTTGTTTTTGACATGCTTACAGCAGAAAGACAAAAAAGAGTAGACCAACTTAGTGCAGCCATGCCTGAAAACATAACTTACAAAGATGTTAAGAAACCTGCAAAAATGACAAAAGCAGATGGGACTCCCTCTGCAGCTGCATTAAAATGGAATAGTTTACTTGAAGAATTAGAAGTTCCGGAACCTGAAAATGGTATATTAACTGTGGAAGAAAAATCTGAATCAGGTAATCCATCTTCTCAGACTCAACTGAAAGGCTGGTTATATGGTTTAGGTTGGAAACCTGCTACTTTTATTCTGAGGAAAGCTAAAGACAACAATATAAAAAATGTGCCTCAAATCAGTACTGCAGATGGCTTGTGTAAAAGTGTAAAATTACTAGCTGAAATAGAACCTGCAATTTATGCACTGGAAGGATTGTTTATTATCAATCACCGGTTAGGTATTTTGAAAGGTTTTATGGAAAATGCAGATAAAGATGGTTTTGTAAAAGCTGAAATAAAAGGTTTTACAAATACTCTCAGATTTCAGCACACTGTAGTAGTAAATTTACCTTCAATACACAAACCCTATGGCAAAGAAATCAGAGGATGTCTGATAGCTCCTGATGATGACCATATCCTTTGTGGCAGTGATATGACATCCCTTGAAGACAGCACTAAGCAGCACTACATGTTTAAGTATGACCCTGAGTATGTAAAAGAAATGAGGAGTCCTGATTTTGATCCCCATGTTGATATTGGAGTGTTAGCAAATATGATGACACAAGAAGAGTCCTACTTTTACAGGTGGATGGATGGTAAACCTATTCCGGAAAATCTTATTGTCCAGAAGTATCTGGATATGACACAGGAAGAGAGGAAAGCTGAAGTGAAAAAACTTTCTAAACAAAGAAAAGATTCCAAGCAAGTTAACTTTTCAGCTGTATATGGAGCAGGGCCCCCTAAAATAAGTCTTACAACAGGAATGCCTTTATTACAGGCACAAATTTTACATAAGATTTATTGGAAAAGAAACTGGGCTGTAAAAAAGATAGCTAAGTCTTGTGCAGTAAAAACCATAGATGGACAAATGTGGCTTTTTAATCCTGTAAGCCGGTTCTGGTATTCACTAAGATTTGATAAAGATAGATTTTCAACTCTTAATCAGGGTACAGGAGTGTTTTGTTTTGATACTCAAGTGAGGAATATAAGACAAAAGAGCTACAAAATTTGTGGACAGTTTCATGATGAAGTAATCTTTCCTTTGCATAAGGATAAACAGGAACAAGTAAAAGAAGATTTACAGCAATGCATTATAAAAACAAATGAAATTTTAAAACTAAATATTACTTTAGGTATAAGCCTTGATTTTGGCAAAAGCTACAGTGATATTCACTAAAAAAATAAAAATGAGCATAGAAGAACTAATTAAACCCGGACTATTATCAGTACAAAGTAAATCTGATGAAATAGATGCGGTACTTTCAGAGATGGAAGATATTCCTGATGAAGTTGCCAATGCTATCAAAACAGCTGTACAAAAAGAAGCTTATGCAGATTGGGTGAAGTGGGGTAATTGCTGGGGACTTATTGCAGCTGCAACAGGAGCTGGTAAATCAAAGATTGCCATTGATGCTGCTCAAGATGTAGTTTCAGCTAAAAAGACAGCCAAAATCCTGGTCTGTGTGCCTACAGAGAAGCTCAGAGATGAGAATTGGGAAGATGAGTTCCGGAAATGGGGACTTATCAGGCTTTATAATAAGAATGTAGAAAGAACTTGCCATGTTAGCATGAGTAAGATTGTGGGACAGGAGTTTGATTTGGTTATTTTTGATGAAGCTCACAACATTACAGAGTCTAACTCTTCTTTTTTCAGGCAAAACAAAATAGAAAAGTGTATAGCTTTAAGTGCCACTCCCCCATCAGATTCTACTAAAAAGTTCTTATTAGGAGAAGCTAATTTGAAAACAGTGTATACTCTATCTTTAGATACTGCAGTAAAACTGAGAATGGTAGCTCCTTATGAGATAACTGTAGTAGAAACAAGACTGGAGAGTACAAAGAAAACTGTACCAGGTGGCAGTAAAGATAAACCTTTCCTTAATACAGAAAAGAATCATTATGAATATCTGACCAAAACTATCAATTCTCTGATGTTTAACAGCAATAGGACTGCACAACAAAATGCAGCTTTAAAGTTTAAGACTATCAACAGAATGCATTTTATCTATAACTTGGAAAGTAAGTTGGAAGTTGCAAAGCAAGTGATAGCAAGATTACCACAGGATGAAAGAACATTGATTTTTTGTGCTAACATAGAACAAGCTGAAAAGCTAAGTCCACATGTTTTCCACTCAAAGTCTTCTGATGAAGATTTAAACAGATTTAAAAAAGGTCAGATACATGAGCTGGCCTGTGTAAAAAGTCTCAATGAGGGGCATAACATTCCTATAAAAGTTGACAATGCTGTTATTGTACAGCTTAACAGTAATGACAGGAATCTGATACAGAGAATTGGCAGGATACTCAGATACAAAAAAGGTCATGTAGCTAAAGTGATTATCATTCTTTGCATTGATACAGTAGATGAAAATTGGTACATCAAAGCTACAGCTGGACTAGATAGTTCTAAAATTACCAGAATCCGGTTTAGAAAAGAAGAAGAATTAGTAATCTAAAAACAACAGTACAAGATGATAAACGAGAAAATCAAAGACAAGCTCAGAGAGTTTAATGTCAATGAAGATGAAGGGTTGCTTTATCTTTTAGGTGTATTTTATAACCTGAAAACTTCAGGTATTATTCCTGAAGAAACTATCAAGCAGGTAAACTTTTCAAAGATTGTAACCAGAGATTATGAAGGAGAGGTTCCATCTGTAGTTTGGAACATCCCTTTATTTGAAGGACAAACTTATGATAGTAATTGGCAATGGGTGTTGGAGTGGAGAATGCTTTTTATGGAAATCAGAGGAGATGCCGGTGGAGATAAGAAAGGTTGTATTGATAAAATGAAAAAGTTTTTTTCTCAACATCCTGAAGTTAGAAAAGATGAAGTGTTTGATGCTGCTAACATGTATTTGGATGAGTTCCGGTATGGTAAAAAAAGAGGAACTAATTTTCTTCAGCAGGCAGACTATTTTATTTCTAAAATCAATAAAGAAGATGGTTCAAACATTAAAAGAAGCCGGCTTGAACAGTATTTGGAATTGGTTCAAAACAAAAAGAAGTCTGACCAGGTAACAGAGATCAGCAAACACATGGGAGGAATGATGTCATGAATTTTGTAGCAGCTTTTAAAGATGGGCAGTTGGGTAAAAATAAAGGTCCATCTACAGGCATAAAAGACCTGGATCTTGCTATGTTGGGCATACCCAGAAAAAGTATGATCGGAGTGGCAGCAGGACCAAAGGTAGGTAAAAGTACTTTTGTTGATTTTGCTTTTGTGCTTTCTCCTTATTTGCTTACTCCACCTGAAGTAGAAATTGAATGGATATATTTTTCTTATGAAATGGATAGAATTAGCAAAGAATTTAAGTTTGCAGCTTATTTTTTTCTGTATGATTATGGCATTGAAAGCTTTACTTATACCAATGGAAAAAAATATGAAATCAGTGCTAATTATCTTATGGGAAAACTGCTGGATGAAGTTACTTTAGAGCAAATAAAAGTATCCACAGAGCATGAAAATATGCTTAAAAATATCTATCTTAGAAGGATAATTCCACTCTTTGGAGAGTACAATGAAAATGGTGTTCAAATCAAAAAAGGCAAAATAGATTTTATAGAACAAAGAGAGAATCCTACCGGTATCAGAAACTATCTTATTAATTATGCAAAAGCTAATGGAAAGTTTATTTATCAGGACTATGAAACTACAGATGCTAAAGGTCAAAAGGTAAAGAAACAAAGGGTAATAGGCTATAAAGCAGATAACTCTGAAAAGTACCGCATTATTATTTTAGACACATTAAGAAAAGTACCTCCGGAAAGAGGTTTTAATAAAAAAGAAACAGTGGATAAGGTTTTAGAGTATCAGGAAGAACTTAGAAATCTCTGTCATTTTACATTCATTAACATCATACATCTTAACAGAAGTATGTCTGATATAGACAGGCTTAAATACATGAAAGACTGCTTATATCCTACAGGAGATGATATAAAAGATACAGGAAATTTAAGTGAAGCTTGTAACTATTTGTTCACCATGTTTAATGCTAATGATGACAAGTACAATCTTGACAAACATTTTGGTATGAAGTTGACAGGCAACAATAAAGAAGTGCTGTACCCCAACTACAGAAGTCTTCATTTAGTAGAAAGCAGAGAAACTTTTTGTCCAAGGCACATCAGATTAAACATGAGTGGTAACAATAACAACTTTACTAAACTGATTGAAAGAACTTAATTTATCACTTTTAAATTATCAATTATGGAACAAGGAATAGTTTTAGGCAGTCTTGAATTTGATTTAGCTATGTCTGCAGAAAAAGAGTTAGAAGACAGCAAACATGCTGAAGAAATGCGAAAATTAAGAAAAGCTAAGAAGGAAAAGCTTGTAGAAGGAGTCATAGATGATATTTTCACTGATATATATGAAAACAGAAAGTACATAAAGGAACTCTGCAGAGAAGCTCTCAGAACAAGGACAAACAAAGACCTTATTTCTATTGTAAAAGGAAATTAATTATTCACTCAATAAATCAATAAAAGCATTATGGCAAAAATCTTGATTTTGGCTCCTTCAGGTTTCGGTAAAAGTACCGGAATAGGGCCAAGTGCAGAATTGGGTATTGAAGGGTTAGATCCCAAAGAATCTTACATTATTTCAGTGACTTCTAAAGCTTTACCATTTCGTGGTAGTGAAAAGCTTTTTCCCTCTGCAAAGAGTAAAGGAGTTCCTGTTAAAATTGAAGATTTAAGGGGTACAAGCCGCTTTATTTCCAATGATGCCAAAAGAATAGCAGAAGTACTCGCACTGCTAAAAACAAATCCGAGAATTAAAACTATTGTCATTGATGACACTAACTACATTATGCAGGACTATTACATGGATAATGCATTAAAAACAGGTTGGGATGCTCCTAAGAAAGTGGGGTATGATATGGGTGTTATTTTCAAAGCTTTAGAAGGTTTGGAAGACAGAAATATCATTGTCATGGGACACTATCAGATGAAGCCTTTGGCAGCAGATGAATCCAGAGTAGAGTATACTTTAAAAACTACAGGTAAAATGGTAGATGAGTATTTAACTCCCGGTGGTAAATTTGACATCTGCCTGATAGGAAAAACTGGCATGGAAACCGGTGAAAACAACATTAAAAAAGTAGTAAAATTTTATGTAACTAATGATGATGGAGAAACAGCAGGAGCAAAATCAGCTCCGGGTATGTTCCCCCCTACTATAATCAATGACCTTGGTTTAGTTGTCAAAAAAGTTAATGAATACTATGCAGGAGAGGCTCCTGTGGTGCAATCAGATGTTGCTTCAGAGCAGGTTACTCCTGTTACTCCTGTAACTTTATCAGAAGAACCCGGACCATTAGCTTAGGCTTTTGTAATAGAATCTAAAAATCTTTTTATTTTTAACTCAAAAATCTTTAAAAAATGTCAGGACAGACAACAACAAATGCAACAGAAGTTGCAGTACCAGAAAAGAAAGCTATCACTGTGAGCCAGGTGCAGCAAGACCTAAAAGATGGCTTAGACAGAAAAGCTATTGGAGCAAAATACAGCTTGAAACCTTTTGAGGTGGCAAAGATGTTTCAACACCCTAAATTGAAAAACAAAAAAGTTATCAAACCAAAAGAGCTTTCTTTTGATTTGGTAGATGATGTGGAGTCTGCTTCTGCAGATGCACATGAAGGTGGACCTTTAGCTGAAACAGTAGTTGAACCAATTTCTGAATCAACACCAGAAAATAATGAGCCGCAAGTTTCTGCCACAAACGGAGCTTTTAACTAGGCCATTAAACTAAACAATTATTAACAACAAACAAAGAAAAGTATCAATTATGAATAACTACGGTTATCAGGATGATGAAGTTAAAAGTGCACCTTTTGGCTTTGGACTGAATGCAGGTGCAGCTAAACTAAAGAAGTTTGAATACATCACCAATGGTGGTGCAGGTGGAACTGAAGGAGAGGCAGTGGATATTGTCTTTGATGTGGATGGCAGAGATGTAAGTTGCAGAAAGTTTCCGGTGAAAAAAGTGTACAACAAAGAAGGTGTAGAATTTACATCTGAAAGCACTGAAGAAGCTAAGAAACTATTCAGAGCAGCTTATGATGAGTTCAATGCCTGGATGGTAGCTTTGTTGAAGTGTTATGTTCCGGCAGAAACCATTCAAAGAGCTTTAGCAACTCCTATCAACAGTTTTAAAGACTATGTTGGAGTACTAAGAGCTTTATTTCCACAAAACACAGGCCAAATTTCTTTAGATATTTTTATGGAATATCAATGGCAAATTTCAGGAGAAAACAACAGAACTTTTTTACAAGTTCCCAACAAAACTAAACAGGGTAAATTCATCTGTGCTGCAGTTCCTGCTGTAAGTGGAAGTTGGAAATCTGTTGTAGTAGCTGACCCTGATGACAAAGAAAGAAAAGCTTTAAAGTATGTGGATGGTGCCGGAAATGAACATCCTTTCACCAGAACAGGTTGGTACATGAACAGCAAGTATGCTAATATGCAGGAAGAAGGCAAAGAAGAAGAGGCTCAAACAGAGATGCCTGCCAATGCTATGGGAACTTCTGCTGATGCAGGTCCTACTGATCCAGGTGCAGTTTGGTAACAACAACTTTTATTTTATTTTCAATAGAAAAGCCTTGCTTATGTAAGGCTTTTCTTTAATTTTTCCTCATGTACGGATACAATGAAGAAGGTTTTCTCACCAAAGAGCAGATATTAACTTATTTTGACCAGGCTAAAGTAGTTGAAAAACTTATTACAGGTCATCCTATAGTTCCTTATGAAAGGGTTTTTTCCCGGTTCAGAATTGATACCACACCTAATTGTTACTTTGAATGGTATAATGGAAAGCTGTGGTTTATTGATTTTGCAGATAAACCTACTCACAGGGATATTTTCAATATGATACAAGATGCTTATAAAGCAACTTATACAGAAGCTATTGAAATAATAGGAAGACATTTTTCTATGAAAGATTTTCCAACTCCTCAACACACTGTCACAAAAGGGTCATCTGAAATACAATTTAAATCCAGGGATTTTCAACTTAGAGATAAAGATTTTTGGTTTCCCTATGGGATTACCAGGACACAACTCATAGAAGATAAAGTTATCCCATTAATATGGTATAAATTTTATTCCTCAAAATCTGAAAGATGGATTGTTATCAGACCTGAAGATGTGGGTTATGTTTATACTGAGTTTGAAGATAACAAAGTAAAAGTGTACAGACCTTATGCTAATAAAAAAGCTAAGTGGTTATCTAATTGTACTGTAAAAAGTATAGGAGGAATAAAATCTGTCTCCTTCTCTGACAGATTATTGTTGATTACAAAATCTTACAAAGATTGGAGAGTACTTAAAAATGCAGGTGTGGAACAGTGTGTCTGGTTTCCTAATGAAGGGATGACACCCCCTGATGAAATGCTTGTAGAACTTTGTACAGGGTATGAAACAATACTTATTCTCTTTGACAATGATGAAACAGGTTTAAGAGCTTCAGAAGAGCTTGCAGATTACATCAATGAGTTGTTACAAGAAGATAAGGTACATCCTATTTACATTCCGGTACTTACAGGTTGTAAAGATTCTGCAGAGCTCAGAAAAAAAGATGAAACAAAATTAATTCAATTTTTAAAAGACAACCAATGCGTATCCCGGTAAACATACATGCTTCATGGCAACATCAGCTGACACCCCTCTTTAATCTCCCAAGCATGGTAGAACTCAATACTCAGATACTTCCCAAGTGTCAGTTTTATCCACAGCCTCAGAATATTTTTAATGTGTTCAGAATGCCACTCAATGAAGTTAAAGTAGTGATATTAGGACAAGACCCTTATCCGAGAGCAGGGCAAGCAGTAGGCTATTCTTTTGCAGTGGACAAAACAGTTTCTATTCCTAAATCTCTTAAAATAATCCAACAGGAGTTATTGAGAGAGTATGGAGAATGTGATGAATTGCAAATTGCAATGCAGGACAGAAACTGGAGAACATTACATCACTGGAGACAGCAGGGAGTGTTTTTATTAAACACATCTTTGACAGTGGAAAAAGACAGGCCAGGGAGTCACATAAGACAGTGGAAACCTTTTACCAATGAAGTCATTAAGTTACTGGCAATACAGCAGCCTGTGTGGATGCTGTGGGGCTCCTATGCACACGAATATGAACAGTTGATAAAAAACTACACTCCAACTACATCAGAAGCACAAATTCTGAAGTCAGCACACCCAGCTTCAGAATCTTACCCCGGTAATACAGGGGGTTTTTATGGGTGCAAACATTTTTGGCAGGCAAACAATATCCTGCAATTTCAAGGAAAAAATATTATTAATTGGTAAAACAAAAAAAATGTCAGACGAAATAATTGTAAAAGGTATGAGAAAAGTAACCGCTTTCTCTTCAGGACAAAACAGCAGAAAATTTGTAGTTGAGTCTAAAGCTGAAACATGGGGGGAACTAATGAAAGACTTTGATGCTGCAGGTGTAGTATACAAAAACATGTCTGTGGTTGAAAGAGCTACCAGAAACAATCTGGTTGTCCCTGATGCCATTCTTCCTAAAGGAGATTTCTTAGTTTACCTGTTACCGGAAAAGACTGACTCAGGTGTAGATGCCACAGCCTGGCCATACAAAGACCTGAGAGGCTTTATTCAGTCAGCTATTGCACAGAATGGTGACTCTGCAAAGGCTCATTTTAATGTAGATAAAAACTACACTTTAAAAAGCACACCTGAGATGATTGCTTTAGTTAATTCTTACACAGGTACAGTAGTTTTTACCCCAGGAGTTCCTGTGGCAGCAAAGCCGGAGAAAGTAAAGAAAGAAAAAACAGTGAAAACTGAAAAACCTGCTGATAATGGTGTAGGGAAAGTTGTAGATTCAGTAGCAAAAGCTAAGAGCACTACAGTAGATATCCGAAACCAAGCTGCACAAGCCACTATTCAAAGTGAGAAACAACCTTTGGTTTCTGACTTGGAAAAAGTAAATCAGGCAGAGACTCTTTTAAACAGTATTAATAAATCTGATGGAGACATCTTAGATGGTATCTCAGATGCTGTTGAAGCTATTCAAAGTATCAGACAGGTTTTGAATAAAAATGCCCCTCAGCAGCTTACACCTGGACCGGCACCAAAAACAGAGGAACAGTTGCAGAGAGAAGAAGAAGAGAGAATGGACAGAGAATTGCAGGAAGAGGCAGCAGCTATCAGCAGCTCCTTAAAGAGCAGACAGCAGGGCAGAAGCCGATATTAAATTTCATGTTTTTATTATTTTTGAACAGTGCATCTTTTAGGTGCACTGTTTTTCATTTTTAAACCAATTACCATGACAGGACAAGAGTTATTACAGTACAACATAGACCTCAATATGCAAGGTGTTGCAACAGATCCTGATTGGATTGCATTAAAAATTCAGGAAGGTGTTCTTTATGAACAATGGGGGAAAATGCTTTCAGAAGTTAAAGAATGTTTAGAAGCATGTTTTGGAGATGATTGTGACTTACATATTAAAATTTTAGAAGAAAGAAGTAGAACTGTCACAAAATACAACTGGATAAATTACCCTTACCAGGAGACAACAATTGCATGGGATGTAGTGTTTTGTCCTATCTTACACTTTAAAGAGTTTACTATTACGAACACTGCAAGACACACACATATTATAAGGGATTTATATGTTAGCATAGACATCACTTTTGATTTTGTAACTAAAAAGTTTAAACTGGAAAACATATCTGGAACCAGAATGACAGCAACATCTGATGAAATTGATTCCGGGTATCTTCAAAGTCACTTAGGAAGTTCTTATTCTATCGACTATTTTAACTCTTTTCCATATAGTCACTCTAGTGATAAATGTATTTGGAAAAGTTTTTGTCTTGGTAATGGAGAGATACTTGACTTACTCGTAGAATTACAAAATAATTTTGATTGTGATATTTTTCAATTACTATTGTTTCACATTCAAACTATGGTAAAATGGGAGTCTACAGAAGGTAATCCTTTTATAGCAATGAATAGAGTGGCAGCAAGACGTAGCTTAATTTCTGTAGATTACAATACTTGTGTAAGATATTATGAAAACATGTTAAAACCTGCTATGCAAGCTTGGGAACCTAAAAAAGAAGTTAAGATAGTTTATGACGAAACTTCAGGCTCTTTTCTTATAGCAGATGATAATCAATTAGAAGAGTTTGTGAAATTTTCTAATAATATTTCAGATTACAACAACATTTGCAATGTAACAGGGAGTGTTGCTTGTGTTAAAGATTCTTCTAATAATACCTGCTCTTTTTCTACATCTACTTCATCAGGAAGTGTAAGAACTCCAACCCATTTAAACAATAAACTTGTGTTTAGAAAACAACTAGTTCCTTTTGTTATTCACAGACAAGATTCAAACACAGAAAACTTACAATTTTTCCTACACCCACAAATAAAAAATTATGTCAAATCTAAGTAACAGCATAAGAAACCCTACTTTACTCTTGCTATGAGATTTGGTAGGGTGTTCATCACTTAAACTTTC